GGACATTGTAGGGTTTACACCTATAAGTGAATACTATAAAAACAAAGATGATCCTGAAGGACTTGTAGAAGTAATCAATGATTATCTAAACAGAATGAGTAAGATAGTATTAAAGAACGGTGGTACAATTGACAAGTATATGGGCGATTGTATTATGGCGTTTTGGAATGCACCACTTGATTGTGACAATCATGCTGAAATGGCAGTCAAAACATCTATCGAGTGTGCTGAAGAAACAGATAGAATTAAAAAAGAATTTAAAGAAAAAGGTTTACCAGATATTAACATTGGTTCAGGTGTTAATACTGGAACATGTATTGTAGGTAATATGGGAAGTGAGATGAGACTAGACTATTCTGTAATAGGTGACGCTGTAAACTTGGCAGCGAGACTAGAAGCACAGACTAGAAACTACAAGGATGATAATGGTAAAGTTACACCTACTTTGTATTCGTCTTATACGAAAGAACAATTGATTGATATTAAATCAGTTGAAGTAGATAAGATTAAGGTGAAAGGTAAAGAAGAACTGATCACGATTTACAAACCAAAGGAGAAGTCGAATGACATTATCAAGGCAAATGGGCACAATGCTCAATCAATTCAAAAGGAGAACTAAAATGACAAACTTAAAGAAACAATCGAAACGAAAGAAGATGAAAAATTTAATGACCTTAACGAAGACGCCAAGATATCAGACGGCCTAAAAATCTTCACCAGGAGTTAAAGAATAATGAGAACCATTGGCGATATTCATTGCTTCAATGGTTCTCTCATGATTTGAAGCACTACTATTCGTAGAGACAACTGCTCTATTATTAACAGTTGAGTTAGTTGAATTATTATCTGCTGTTGTGACTATCGTACTATTACCTGCTTTTGTATTACCTGCCATTCTCATATCAGCATTTTCTTCCATAGTTTCACCCAATGCACCCCTTAACATTCTAATATTTTTAGACGCTTGAATATAACCATCACCGTTATTTGCAAGACCCATTATATCTTGACCATCACCAAATATTGCACCTTCTAATTTAGGTACATTAGTCATTAATTTATTTACAAAGTATTCAAACTCATCACCGCCTTTCATATAATCATTTTGTAAAAATTCAGTTAATGCATTTGTTGTTTCTAAAAATGTGTCTAAGTCAACGTTATTTAATTCTTCTACAGGTTTTAATAATTCAACCATCTGGTCTATAATTGTCTGACCTTTTTCTCCATCATCATCATTACCTGTTAACCAGTTCCATGCACCTTTTAATGTGTCAGTAACAAAACTTGCTACACCAGCGATACCCTCAGAACCTAAGAATAATAATATTGCAGGTCCTATTAATCCTAATGCCGTTGCTAATTTAGTTAAATTACCACCATCTAAACCATCTAATGATTTAAGACCATCAGACATATTAATAATTAATTGTTTTGTATTTGAACCATCAAGTCCTATCACACTACCTAATGCGGCAAGTCCTTCAAATGCTAAGAAGAAACCTGCAATTCCAGCACCTATCAATGTCATGCCTACAGCGGCAGAAGCACCTCCAGCAGGACCAAATACAGCACCTGCAACAAGTAATCCACCTAATGCTATGAGAGCAGTTTGATCTAGTGAACTAATTGCTTCACCAAAGTTTGTAACTAATGCCTTAACATTCGAACCATCACCTGCAACTGAAGCAACAAAATCAGCACCGGCAAGTGCAATCATAAATCCTGCAATACCAGCACCTATAGCAGTCATACCTGCAGCAACTTTTGCTGAACCACCTGCACCACCTATCGCACCTATCAATCCACCTGCACCAAGTAATACTCCTAAGGCAATCATTGCCTCACCACTTAAATTACTAATACCTTCACTAAAACTTTTCATAAGTTGAGGTAACGCACTAAAGTCAGTTCCTAAGAATGACATAGCAGCGTCACTAAAAGCAAGTCCTACAAAGAATCCTGATATACCTACACCTATAGCAGTCATACCATATCCTACTTTTAATGACATTGATTTGGATGAATAACTTGTTAAGTATGATAACCCAAAAATAACACCTAATGCAGTTAACGACTCTATAGACAACGCACCTATGACATCATTAAATCCACTTACAACTGATTTTAAACCCTCTAATTTTAAACTACCTGAGAGTACATCTACACCCTCTAGTATAGCACTACCTGCAACTAAACCACCAAAGAATGCTGTAATTGCAATACCTAGTGAAGCAATAGCAAGACCCATTGCCTGCCCTTTTAATGATGTTTTAAAACTTGCGATTGTAGCAGCACCTATCAAAGTGCCTAACACAATCATTGTGTTATCTGACATTTCACTTATGACACTATCAAATCCTGCAATAACTTTTTTGAATCCTGAAAAATCTGTTCCGCCAGTTAGAGCACTGACGCCCTCTAAAATTGCGTCACCAAATAATAAACCACCAAAGAAAGCAGTTATAGCAAGACCCATTGCACCAACGCCTTTTGCTATGTCAGTAGGTTTGCCTTTACCACCTTTTGCAGCGACAGCACTTGCAGCAATTATGCCACCTATAGCAAGCATTGCTTCAGGTGATAACTCTTTTACAATTTCAGAAAAACCTTTTGCTGCCTTTTTTGTAGCACCAAAATCTAAACCAGTAGGTAAATAATTATCTGCAAATTCAAGTGCCTGATTACCTAAAACTATACCACCAAAGAAAGCAGATATGGCAAGACCCATAGCGGCAATACTTTTAGCACTTGCGAGTGCCCCAGCAGCAAGAGCGCCTACTTTACTTAAAAGACCACCTTTTTTTCCTTTATCATCAGCACCTGCGGCAGCGGCAGCAGCAG